CAAGAGTATGACGGCACAAGAATTGAAAACATACTCTACGATGCTTTGACTTACACTTGGGACGATTATTTACCTAATACATCTTGGAACGTTCAAGATCCTACTTTAACTTGGGCGACTATTGACCCTTATGTTGGCACAATAGATCAACCTGGAAATTATGAATTAGTAGCCTATTCTAGCGGTACAACCAATGCACTAAGTTTGGCTCAACTAGCTGCATCTAGCGGTTTAGGATTTTTGCACGATCGTGGCGACGGACGTATTTATTACAATGACTCAGACAGCCGCATAAATTATGTTGGAGAGTTTGGCTTTTTACAGTTACCAAAAAACATAATACTGGCCAGTAATTTACAGGCAACTGAAAGCATTAACGACATTATTAACCAGGTTAGTTTGACCTATGCAAGTGGCACAGAAACAGCGCAAGATAATGATTCAATTATTGACTATGGTATTGCAGCAGCTTCTATTACTACGCAATTATTCCAACAAGCCCAAGCTGCTGCTCAAGCAGCTACTTATCTGGCATTACAAAAATTACCATACAAAAACGTAACAAGCGTAGCTATTGAGTTATCTAATAATGCTATGACCGATAGTTTGCGAAATAGTCTTATTGGAGTTTACCCTTCATTACCAGTAAGAATTGAGGATCTGCCAGTAGCCATATCAGCTACGGATTTTGACGGTTTTGTTGAGGGCTACACTTGGCGCTTAACAAGGACACAAGCCAGGTTAGACCTAATAGTGTCAAATCTCAGGTACAGTACGGAATCTCAACAATGGGAAGATGTGTACGTGGGAGATTTATGGAATACAATAGATGCCACAATAACGTGGCAGGAAGCGTGGGTAGTTTAGATGCCTAGTACCAGTAATTACGGTTGGCCAACCCCAGCCGACACAGCTCTAGTCCGAGACGGAGCTGATGCTATTCGTGATCTTGGCGATGCCATAGACACCACAGTTAAGGCCAATGCTGACACAGCTGCAAATGCGGCTATTAACAAAACTTTTATGGCTGCAAAGGGTGATTTAATTAGCGCAACAGCAAATGACACGCCTTCAATTTTGTCTGTTGGTTCTAATGGTTTTGTTTTAACAGCCAATTCAAGCACCGCAACAGGCTTAGAATGGGTAGCAGCAAGTGGTGGAGGCGGAACACCAAAAACTCAAACATTTACAGCTAGTGGTACTTGGACAGCCCCAACGGGTGTTGTTTGGGCTAATGCAGTAATTCAATCCGGTGGCGGGGGTGCTGGTGCGGTAGATGCTTCAAATGATGGTTCGCCAGGGGGTACCTCTAGCGCATTTGGTTTAACTCCTGCTGGTGGTAACGGTGGCAAACACGGTTACGTCGGCGGTAGCACATTAAGCGATAAAACTACCGGCGTGGCTGGAACTGCTAACAGCGGTCAGGGTGCGATAGCACCGAAAGGTAGTCAAGGCGGTTCCCCGCCTTCACAGTTTTGGGGAGCAGGTGGAACAGCCGGCGCGTGTTTAACAACTGGTCAGGCCGTAACTCCGGGTAGCGGGTACACAATTACAGTTGGAGCTGGCGGAGCAGCAGGTACAGCTGGAAGCTCACCTACAAACGTTGGTACAGGTGGAAGTGGTTATGTCACAATTTTTTGGACGGAGTAAAAAATGTCAACAGAATACGCAATAGTAAAAAATAACAAAGTCATAAATGTAATTGTTGCTGAGGAAACTTTTGCAGAGATTTACGCTGCAGAATTGAAAGCGACAGCGGTATTAAATGACCCAACAAAACCAAAAGCATTTATTGGCGGAGACATAAAAGACGGTAAGTTTAGACCAATTGAACCTGTTGTTAATTATGCAACAAACGGTAAAGTAACTTGGAATAATGAAAATTGGGTTTGGGTAATGCCTGAGCCTCTAGAAAATTAAATGACTAATCCAGTACCTAATTACAAGATCAGCACACCATACAAGCGCAAAGGCGAATTATGGAAACTGGGCTATCACACAGGCGTAGATTTTAAGGCGCCAACTGGCACACCTGTTGTGGCAGCTCAAGCTGGTCGGGTATTGGAAGTGAGTCAGCGTGTTTCTTGGGGCGAGTCTTACGGCTCAGCCATAGTAGTTATGCACAAAGATATGTCTAGGGCGATCTATGCACACCTAAGCAAGACTTTGGTACAAAAGGACGCACAGATTCAAATGGGGCAATTAATTGGCAAGGTCGGCAATACTGGGAATAGCACAGGTAGCCACTTACACTTTGAGGTCAGATCAGGTAATAACAAAGACGGGTCAGGGTACAAGTATGGCGATGACATCGACCCAACACTTTACCTGGCTGATGATGAAGTAACCCTCGGGCTAGAGCGAATAGGTAAGGTAACTAATGCAAAAGGCGGAAAGTCCACAAAAGCAAATCGACAAACTGCTAGCACAGATAGCAAACCTAGCGTGTGACGTACCTGCCGTAGCCACTAGCTACGTTTTAGTGGTCGAGTACTTTACCGAAACAGGCGAGTACTTCGTAGATACCCTAAGTAGCGATGAGCAGCCAGTGTGGCGTTTGCAAGGCTTAATGAATTATGCAATAGAAAACCTAACTACAGATTACGAGACAGAGGACATAGAACAAGATGACGACTAAACAAAGCAAGCAATTAGCCTTAGGCGTATCTGCCTTCTTAGCTGCTTGGACAGCTGCAAACTATGAACTAACTGCACAGGCAATTCTTGGATCTTTAGCTGCTGCCTTAACTGGGTTAATGGCACCACAGGATAAAGCGAAGCCATAATGTTTATTGACGCTAACGTTGCTTTGTCGTTTATTACGCTACTATTATCCTTAATGGCGATACTTACTAGCATAGTGAGAAAATTGGCAAAGATTGAAGCTCAGGTATTACCTAACAGCGGATCTAGTATTAGCGACAAGGTAAACAGCATAGATAAGCGACTAGCGATATTAGAGGCTTTACTAGAGGATAGATGAAGCGCATACTGATCGTATCCGATATGCAAATTCCGTTCCAAGAAAAACGGATAATTGCTAATCTGATCGACTTCGTAAAGCGATACAAACCTGATCAAGTAGTAACTATTGGTGATGAAATCGATATGCCTACTTTGTCGCGTTGGACGGCAAATCAAGCAGGTTCTTTTGCTGGAACTTTGGCTAAAGATCGTGACGAAACCGTAAGAATACTTGAAGCGCTTAAAGTTACAGACGTTATTAGATCAAACCATACTGATCGTTTATTTAAGACAATTGCATTACAAGCGCCTGGATTTTTAGGTTTGCCTGAATTAGAGCTGCCAAACTTTTTGCGCTTACCCGAGTTAGGCATCAAATATCATAAAAAGCCGTTTGAGTTAGCGCCTGGTTGGATAGCGCTTCACGGTGACGAAGGCAGCACAAACTCTACACCTGGCTTAACGGCTCTAGGATTGGCTAAAAGGCACGGAAAAAGTGTCGTGTGTGGTCATACTCACAAACTGGGGATTTCACACGTTACAGAGGCTTCTGGGGGTGTTCTAGGGCGTATCCTGACAGGTTTTGAGGTTGGCAACCTAATGAACTTTAGTAGCGCTCATTACCTAAAAGCTGGATCAGGTAACTGGCAGCAAGGTTTTGGCATACTTTACGTTGATAACAAATTGGTAACGCCGTCAATGATTCCCGTACACAAAAACGGATCGTTTGTGGTCGAGGGCAAAGTTTACGGAAACTAAAAACCCCTAAACGAAAGAGGTGTTTAGGGGTATCGCTTAGTTTGAGACGGCTGCGACACGCCAAATCATAGTGTTTGACTAACCACCTTGCAAGTGTCGGGCATAAGTGCTTAGATCTGTCTAGGCGGTAAATCGCCGCTACTAAGAGACGGAGTAGATATGCTAGAAGCATTACAACTAGCTTTATGGCTAGTGATCTTATTTATCTGGACTGGCACTTGGTTCGCATTAGGCAAACTAAAAGGTCAGATAGAAGCTGAGAAGTATCAGCAATTACTAGGCGACATAAGCCGAGAGAAGCAAGCGCACAGCAAGATTATTTATGATTGGGCTCGCTATGGGCTTTAATCTTGATAACTACGAAACAGTTGCAGAACGCTTAGACGCAGCTCACAAAGAATACCTGAACCTTCGTGTGGTTACTTCCCTGATCCATATTGAACGCAACAAAGAAGGTATGCCGATCCAATATGTTTGCAAGGCAGAGATATGGATAGGTGATCTGCTAAAGGCAACTGGCTGGGCTGAGGAGATAGTCGGGAGCAGTCCAGTTAATCGCACAGCTGCGCTAGAAAACTGCGAAACCTCAGCAGTAGGTAGAGCGCTAGCCAATATGGGATACCAGGGTAGTGATCCTAAGAAAACACGCCCAAGTCGTACTGAAATGGCAAAAGTAGTGCATATGGTAAAGCCTGAGGTACAGGCAGTTAAAGACGCTAATCCGCTTAACTGGGGCAACGACATACCACTACCACCTGAGCCATTAGATGATCCGTTTGGCGATTGGAATACTTGGACACCTTCTGATAATCCACCTGAACCTAAAGCTGTAATCAACTCAACCAATATGCCAGCAACACCTAAGCAATTAGGATTTATTCGCAAGCTATGTTCAGAAAAGCAATTAGACGCATACGAATATGCAACCGAGCAACTGGGCTACAAAGTAGAAAGCTTAAATCAGTTATCTAGGGCTAATGCTTCACAGCTAATTGAGAGCCTTAAATGAGTTTAGAAGGTATGCCGCTTATTTACACGTTACCTAATGAGTTTGCTGACGCTAACGAGTGTCCAGCCTGCGTTGGTGTTGGATATTGGCTTAAGTTTGATAATGACAATGGCGAGATTAAAGAAACCAAAGAAACTTGCGACCGTTGCTTAGGTAATGGTCTTTACAGACAAGAGATGAGAGAGACAGATGATGACAACAAGTGAGAAGCTAGACTCAATGGAGTCAATAATAGCTACAATGGTAGAAATGCAACAGCAACAGTTAAACGCTTTGCTAGTGCTTAAACAGGCGTTGAAAGAGGTGGCTTGTGACTATTACGCCCAATGAACCAATAGAGATAATCCCTAGTCGTCCATATTATGACGATTGGAGTGATGATGATGAAATTAGCAATAGCTGATCCACCTTATTTAGGTAGAGCGCATAGGTGGTATGGCGTTGGCGGCAGAGCAAAAGGCAACGGAAAAGGCAGAGCTGATGAACACCCTGAGGCTTTTGTTTGGGATAAACCCGAAAGTCATATTAATTTAGCTTTAGATTTAATAAATAATTATGATGGATTTGCTATTGCTTGTTCCTCTCATAGTTTAAGCACATATTTGAGTGTAATACCAACAGAATCAGAAAATGGAATACGGATTTTAAGTTGGATCAAGCCTGGATCCTTACCTTCTGGTTCGAGAATAACTCAAAGTTGGGAGCCAGTAATAGTAAAAGTGCCAAAAGAAAGAAAAGGTCGCGGAAAAGGTAAACAAATGGTTGATTATCTTGTATGTCCTGCTCCTAGAACAGGATTTGTAGGATCTAAGCCCGATAAATGGACTATTTGGATATTAGATGCTATGGGTTACAAAAACGGAGATATTGTGTTGGATTTATTTCCAGGATCAGGATCAGTAAGTAATTCATTAGAGCTTTACAAAGAAAGAGTATCTAATGATACAGACTGAGTATGACCTATTTAATTACCTAAGAAACATAGTCCCCGATCTAACAGCCAGCCCTAATCCTTATTCAGTTTATGACTGCTGGTCTAAACGCTTTAATATGTATGTTGAGCTTAAATGCAGGCGCACCCATTACGACAAGCTGCTAATCGAATACTCTAAATACCAAAGATTGGTTACTACTGCCTTTTTAGGCAGATATGTGCCATACTATGTATGCTCAACACCAAACGGAGTATTTGCCTTTAATCTAATTAACCATAGCCCTGAGTGGGTGTCTGAGCTTATGCCAGCAACTACCTTTGGAAACCAAACCAAAATACCTAAAATGATTGGCTACTTACACACAAGTGAGGCTGAAAAGATATGGGAACTTCCGATTTTAAGATAAGTAGATGTGTATGCGGTGCGTGGCGACACGCCAATAGAACGTGTATGACTTGCTTAAACTTGACAAAGCATTACACTTCGCAGGCAGCGTTAGCGGCTCCACTAGCCAGGCAAAGCGTCCCGAAGGGCGCTCTATTGCCTAAGCAGAATTAAACGGTTGTACTTATGTTTGTGGATATGTTGATAACTATTGCTCTTTACTCACAAAAGCCTAGTATTGAACAACCCTTACCTGTGGATAAACGGATAGAACGGTATGTAAGTAGAAGCTATGATCGTACTAATGCCGATTGCGCTTTACGTATCGCATACAAAGAATCAAGATTTAACCAATTCGCTTTATCTCGGGACAAGCGTTACTGGGGCGTATTCCAACTGGGTCATACTCAATCCGATAATTGGTCAATGCGAAGGCAGCTTAGGTTGGTTGATAAATACATACACCATAGATACAAGAACTGGTGTAATGCTTGGCTTCATCATCAGCGCCACAACTGGTACTAATGGCAACATACGATAAACGTTGGCGCAGAGTAAGACTCATAGTACTAAAGCGTGATGATTACTGCTGCTATTACTGTGGTGGTACAGCTACAACCGTAGATCACATACAACCCATATCTAAGGGTGGATCAATGCACGATGAACATAATCTAGTTGCTGCGTGCCTATCCTGTAATAGTGGCAAGAAAGACCGTACAACAGCCCCTGGGGCTTTTTTTAGGAGCAAAGGACACCCACGACCCCCTCTTTCCTTTTTACCCCCAAATCAAACTGAGCGCGTTCCTTCGCCGTTTAAGCAACCAGACTAAGATCTATTCAATGCCTAAAGAAACCGATCGAAGCCTGACGACACCTAGTAGTACGAGCGAACTGCTATTAGGACAAACAAAACCAAGGCTTCACACACCCTTTACAGATGATCTACCTACTAAGGGTCAAGAACTAATCGACTTTGCTAATAGTTTGGATATGCCGTTAATGCCTTGGCAAGAATTAGTGGCAACTGAGGCACATAGAATTAAGCCTGACGGCAGGTGGGCTAATAGCCAGGTAGTTGCGCTGGTATCCAGGCAAAATGGTAAGTCGCACCTAATGAGATTACGCATAGCTCTTGGTTTGACCGAGTGGAGCGAGAAGTTGCAGATCCTCTCAGCTCATAAGTTGGCAGTATCGCTAGAACACTTTAACCAGGTAGTAGAACTCTTTGAAAATTACGATCACTTAGCCAAACAGGTTAAGAAGCTACGCCGGGCTAATGGGCAAGAGGAAATCCAAATGCTATCGGGGGCTAGGTTTAAGGTCGTGGCTAATAACTCAGCTGGTCGAGGTTATGCCGGTGCTGAAACTATTTATCTGGACGAATTACGAGAGCATAAGGATTACGCTGCGTGGTCTGCAATTACTAAGACTCAACTAGCTGCTACTAATCCTATGCTTATGGGTTTTAGTAACGCTGGCGACTCTACTTCAATAGTGCTTAACCAATTACGCGAACGTGGTATGGCAACTATGGCAGGTGCTAAAGACTCTTTGCTTTGGTTAGAGTGGTCTGCACCTATGGGTTGCAGTCTTGACGATATGACAGCGTGGCAATCTGCTAATCCTGCCTTAGGACGCACAATTCACATAGATAACCTAATGGCTACAAAGAATGAACCCGAAGCAGTCGTGCGTACTGAGTGCCTATGCCAATTTGTGGAAACTTTGCAGTCACCTTGGTCGCCTGCTGCTTGGTCTAGTTGCGCTGACCTAGATCTAAACCTAGAACCAGGCACACAGACATACTTCGCCTTTGACGTAACCCCTAGACGTAATCACGCAGCTTTAGTTGCAGCTCAGGTCTTACCTAATGGCAAGATAGCAGTCGGGTTAGTGCAAGAGTGGAAGTCTGAAACCGCTATTGACGATCTTGAAATGGCTAACGGGGTTGCTGAGTGGTGTCGTATGTATGACGTGACCGAGATTCAGTTTAGCAAGAATACAGGTAGCGCAGTTGCTAGTCGGCTTAATGCTGCTGGCATATTGGCTAAGGCTATTGACGGTAGAGACTTTGCTTTGGCTTGCGATCAGTTACTTAATGCTATGGAAGCAGGCAGAATTACCCACGGTGACCAACAGATACTTAATCGTCATATTGCTGCTAGTGCCAGGATTAACTTTGCTGACGGTGGCTGGATAATTGGCAGACGAGCTAGTAATGAAAACGTCACAGCTGCAGTTGCTACTGCTATGGTCGTGTCTGTTGCGACACGCCAGTATTCTGACATAGATATTGTTGTGGTGTAATCGCTTTCACTATGTTACAATCTCTTACAATGGGATTTCTTGATGCCTTTAAGGCCACTCAAACTATGTCACATATTGACAGTCAATCAACTGCCGATCTAGTGGCAGCTCTCGCGCCTGCAAATCTAATTCAGCAGGCAGTATTCAATTACGGATTAGCTCCGACTATTAGTCGTGACTTAGCTGTCCAGGTGCCAGCCGTAGCTAGAGCCAAGAACATAATTGCTGGAACGATTAGCAGTATTCCATTAGAAGTACGATCACGCATTGACGGATCTGTACTAATGCCACCTAAAGTTATTAACCAGCCTGATCCTAGAGTGCCTGGACAAACAATTTACAGACTACTTGTTGAGGATCTAATTTTTTACGGCGTGGCTTATGGACAAGTGCTGGAAGTTTACGAGGAATATCCAAACCGCATTAAGTCTTGGACTCGCATTGACCCAATTAGAGTAGTGCCTGAGTTAAACGCTCAAGGTACAGAAATTGTTGCATACGATTTAGATTTAGTTGGCAAGTTACCTACACAAGGTGTCGGATCGCTAGTCGTCTTTAGTGGTGACGAGGGTATCTTGACCCGAGGTGGTCGCACAATTAAGACAGCCCTAGAATTAGAGAAGGCTGCATACAACTTTGCACTAGAGCCAACACCTACTATCGCCCTTAAATCAACTGGGGCTAATTTACCAGCTGAACGTATTAGCAAATTGCTAGAAGCCTGGAAACAATCACGTCAAACACGCGGAACAGCCTTTCTTAATGCCGATATTGAAATGACGTCTGTTGGCTTTGATCCTAAGTCTTTGCAACTTACCGAAGCACGTCAATACCTTGCAACTGAGATCGCTAGACTTATGAACATACCTGCTTGGTACGTTTCAGCTGACACTAACTCAATGACTTACTCAAACGTAACGTCAGAGCGTAGGGCTTTAGTTGATTTTAGCCTTCGCCCAATACTTACACAGATCGAACAGCGTTTAGATCAACCTGACTTTACGCCACAAACGCAAACAGTTAGATATGCGCTTGATGACTTCTTGCGTGGTAACCCACTAGAGCGCGCCCAAGTCTATGAGGTACTTAACCGCATAGGTGTCTTATCAGTAGATGAAATACGCAGAGCAGAGGACTTAGTATTATGAAATTAACAATGCCAGTAGCAATTTTAGCTGCTGATACAGATGCGCGAACAATATCCGGCACCATAGTTACCTGGAACGAGGAAGGCCGAACAAGTGCTGGCAAAACAGTATTTGCAAAGGATTCTATTGCCGTTAAACCAGTTAAATTATTATTAGAACACGATCGTACAAAGCCAATTGGTAGAGTTTTAGATTTTGACAATACAGATAGTGGCATAAATGCTACGTTTAAGATAAGCAACAACTCAGCTGGATCAGATGCTTTGATAGAAGCGTCAGAAGGTTTACGCGACGGATTTAGCGTTGGCATATTGGTTGATGCTTATGATATTGACAAAGGTGTAATGGTTATTACAGCTAGTACTTTGGTAGAGGTGTCATTTGTCGAAAGCCCTGCAATCGACAGCGCAAGAGTTTCTGAGATAAATGCCTCAGATGATCCAAACACAGAAAACAAGGAAGGGTCAGAAATGATCGATACTCCAGAAGTTGCCGCTGATACTGAGGTATCGGTCGAGGCAGCAGAAGTAAAGGCAGCAGCTCCAGTTGCTCAGCCTTTAACTTACGCACGACCACGTTCTCCAATCGTGGACAAAGCTACATACTTGGAACACTCAGTACGCGCAAAATTGGGCAACGAGGATTCTCGCCAATTCGTAGCGTTCGCTGATGACACAACAAGCAATAACGCTGGTTTAATTCCAACACGTCAGCTAACAGAGGTAATTAACCCTCTATCAAACGCTGATCGTCCAATGATCGACGCAATTTCACGTGGCGCATTACCTGATGCAGGTATGACCTTTGAGATTCCAAAGATCACAGTAGTACCAACTGTTGCTGATGTAAACGAAGCACAGCCAATTACCGAAACAGGTATGGAAACATCTTTCCTATCAGTAAGCGTAAACAAGTATGCAGGCGGACAGACTTTCTCAGTAGAATTACTAGATCGTTCAAACCCAGTATTCTTTACTGAGCTAGTACGTCAAATGGAGTTTGCTTATGCAAAAGCCACAGATTCTTTTGTTGCTAGCCAAGTTGCTAATGACGGAACACTTAACGCAACTGCTACAACTGAGGACAAAGACGGACTACTTACCTTTGCTTCAAGTGCAGCAGCAGCAGTTTATGGCGCTTCACTAGGCTTTGCTCGTAATATCGTAGTTTCTGCTCAACAATGGGGCAAGATTATGAGTTACAATGATGGCGGACGTCCAATTTACACCGCAGCTCAACCACAAAACGCTGCTGGTGTAGTAATTCCAACAAGCCTACGTGGAAACGTATTAGGTCTTGATCTTTATGTTGATCGCAACTTTAATGGCACAGGTGGCACAGGTTTAGGCGACTATTCAATGGTCGTAATAAACCCTGACGCATACACCTGGTACGAGTCACCACGCGTACGTCTACAAACAAACGTAGCGCTAAACGGACAAATCGAAGTCAGTTACTACGGCTATGGCGCACTTGCAACCAAGATCGCTGCTGGCGCTAACTGGTTTAACAAGTCCTGATAAGTAACACAAACTAGATCGAGGGGTGGGCGTGTTCTCCCGAGCGCTCACCTCTCATTAAAGGAGTAAATATGCCTTCAATAATCACAGCCACACAGCTGCGATCTGTTATTGGCGTATCCTCATCACTTTACAACGACGCATATTTAGATCAAATAATTGATACAGCCGAGACAGTTATTCTGCCTATGCTAGAAAAATATGCTTCCCCAATCGGGAGCACTAAACTTTTAGATAACAAAGCAATCTTTACTACTGTTGGCGAAAACCTATTTAGTGCTGGTCAATCGGTAGTTATTACAGGTTGTGGCTCACCTTACAATGGCACTCGCACGATCTTAGATGATGATAATTTAGGCGAGTATTCGTTTGCTGCTGCAATTACAAATGCCGATATTAACGAAGCAAACGTAATTCCAAGTGGTCTAGCCACCCTATCGGGAGCTTCTACTTATGTAGGCAACGACGCTATTGAGTCGGCAGTTTATGTTGTAAGCGTTGAAGTATTCCAATCACGTACCGCAGCAGGTGGGCAGATAGAGGGCGTGGACTTTGCACCAACTCCGTACCGTATGGGCAGAAGCCTCGTCAATCGTGTCCAGGCTCTACTTGCGCCGTTCATTGATGTCGAGTCGCTATGCCAATAAGTGCAACTCGTACTGCTCTAGAAACAGCTTTAAGCGGTATTGCCGCTAACGTTTACAACTCTGTACCTGAGTCTGTTATTCCACCGGCTATTGTTATTGTGCCGGATAGCCCGTACATAGAGTTTGAAACAATAAGCAAATCTGTTATTAGGTGCAAACTTAATTTTACTATTACCGTTGCAGTTGGTTATTACAGCAACGAAGCAGCCCTGGATAACCTAGAAACGCTGCTACTATCGGTCTTAGCAGCTCTGCCTGCTAATTATGTAGTTGGGGCAGTAGATCGCCCGTCAATTACGCAAGTCGGTGCAAGTGACTTACTTGTGGCTGACTTTAATGTATCAACCTACTACACAAACTAGGAACAAATATGGCAACAACAGTAATAACAGGCAGAGATGTGTCCTTCACTATTGGTGGAAACTCATACGACGCACAAGCAACAAACGCAGTATTAACTGGCACAACAGATCGTCAGACATACCAAACACTAGACGGCAAAGCATACAAGGTTGTGGATAACGACTTTATTTTTACCGTTGATATGTTGGCAGACTGGGGCGTAACTGGATCACTTTGCGAAGGTATCTGGAACGCAACAGAAGCTACACCTGACTCTGGAATTAACGTAGCCTTCACAGCTGCAACTGGTGCTGCTTTCGCTTTCCAAATCCTACCTAACTGGCCAACAGCAGGTGGATCAGAAGTGGACGCACAGACTGTTAGCTACACCTTCCAGGTTATCGGCGTACCAACAGAAACGTTTTAATTAACACAATCGGGAGAACAAATGAAACTAAATATCAAGATAACTACAAACGCAGGCGACCAGGCTACATACACAGCACAGCCGCCTGAGTGGCGCAAGTGGGAATTAGAAACTGGTCAAAAGATCAGCAAAGATCCTTCACTAGGTATTAGCGATCTTATGTTCTTGGCTTATCACGCTATGAAGCGCGAGAACCCAAACAAGGCAGCGCTAAGTTTAGATAATTGGTGTAACTTGGTTGCAGATATTGAGATAGAGGAAACAGCAGTAAACCCCACCCAAGCGGTAGCCTCGGACGACTAATAGTTGAACTTGCTATCGCAACAAAGATACCTATGCAGTATTGGGATAACGCAGAGGATATTTTAACCGCATTAGAGATATTAAAGGAGCGTAATGGCTGACGTCAGAGTTGAATACAACAGAGCCGACTTACGTCAAATCCTTAAATCTTTTAAGGCTATGGACGACGAAGCAATAGATCAATCTAAAAAGTTATCTGGTGAACTTGCTCAATATGCTGCTGATCAAATTAAAGCTGCTGCAAGACGTAACAGCAAATATCCTAGCGGATCTATCAAAGTTGCTGACGGTGTTCGTATTGCTAAGTCAAGCAAGATCGGTGAGTTTAAGTATGGCTTTGCTAGTCAAAAAATAAGCGGTGGTGGTAACACTCAAGATATTCTTTATGGCTTAGAGTTTGGATCTAGGCGATACAAACAATTCCCTGGACGATCACCAAATAGAGGTCGTGGTAATGCTGGATATTTTATTTATCCAACATTAAGACAAGAACAGCCTGAACTTATTGAAAAATGGGAAAAAGGCTTTGAAAAAATACTGGATAGGTTCTAATGGCAGGAAATCGTACTCTAAAACTATCTATCCTTGCTGATACAGATGATTTAGTTAAAGGCTTAAAAAAAGCCGAAAACGAAACTGGTAACTCAGGCAATCGCATTGGTGATACCTTCAAGAAGGTTGGCGCAGCTGCCGCTGCCGCTGGTATTGCTGCTGGTGCCTTTGCAGTTAAGTTAGGCATAGACGCTACTAGAGCTGCTAGTGACTTTAGCGAAACCTTAGCCAAAACAAACGTACTCTTTGGCGAAAGTAGTGTTGCAGTACAAAAGTTTGCAGACACCGCAGCTGAACAATTTGGTCAAAGTAAGCAACAAGCCTTAGACGCGTCAGCTACCTTTGCAACCTTTGGTAGAGCTGCTGGTTTAGCAGGACAAGATCTAGTTACTTTTTCTACGGACTTTGTCGGCTTAGCTTCAGATCTTGCTTCCTTTAATAACACAACTCCAGAGCAAGCTATTAACGCCATTGGATCTGCTTTGCGTGGAGAAGCTGAGCCACTTCGTCAGTTTGGTGTATTACTAGATGACGCTACTTTGCGTAACGCAGCATTAGAACTTGGTTTAATTAGCACTACTAAAAATGCTTTGACTCCACAACAAAAAGTATTAGCAGCCCAAAAGGTTATTTACGAACAGACAAGTGCTGCTCAAGGTGACTTTGCTAGAACCTCAGACGGACTCGCCAACCAGCAAAGAATACTTACTGCTGAATTAGAAAATACAAAAATAGAAATTGGCGAAAAGTTATTGCCAATAGCAGTAGATCTATTTAGGTTTTTTAATGAAAGTTTAGTACCAATAATAAACATACATTTAGTACCAGCGTTTAAGCGTACTTTTGATCGGGTTACTGAACTTTGGCAAACAATTAAAATTAACTTATCACCTTTAGTCGAAAGCCTTGGCCGAATCTTTGAAACTACTAAACGTATTGTTGAAGTATTTAATACTGAAACAAAAAAAGGTGAACAAAATATCAATTTATTAAATGGTGCTTTAGCATCGACAAGATTTATTGTTGATAATTTTGTATTAAAACCGCTTGAAGCAGTATTAAGATTGTACGAAATCTTGTTTAACGTTATTAAAGGTTTAGCGTATTTCTTAGCAAATGATTTCAAAAATGCACATTTGTCCTTTAAGGACGCGGTAGATGCCGTTACAGGTTCACTTGATAAAGAAACTAACGCATTAAAAAGAAATGCTGACGCAGCAGCAGATCGTTATCGTCAATTTCAAGAATTAAGCAGAGTTACCACAGGGGGTGGTGGCGGTGGTGGCAGTTTTGGCGGTGGCGTTATGTTACCTAGCCTTCCAGGTGGAGGTGTCGGTGGCGCAACAGTACCTACTATTAGAGGTTTATCAAGCTCACAAATACAAACCCTACGCGACGATCTAGGCTTAATTAGTCAATTTGGCGGTGTAATTGAAGGTCTTAATGAAAAGTTTGGCGATCCTTTCTTTGGTTTTGGCAAAGGATTTAACGTTGCTGAATCTATTAGAACTGGCATACCTGTAACTAACAGGGCGCCAAGTCAAACACCAACACAGACAGTTAATATCAACATTACTGGTACGGTTATTGATCCTGAAGGTGCTGCTAGAGCGATTGATCAAATCTTTGACGAACGCAGCAGAAACGGTGGTACTTTTTTTGGTTTAACTAGGGCAGTTGCTCAATGACAAGTTACAATAGTAACCCAAAAGCGTACATAAACGGTGTTGAGGTAACTAATTCAACACTAGAAAACGCAACTGCAACGCTTGGTCGTAATGAAATATTTAACCAGCCTAGACCTAGTTACGGTATTATCCAATTAGTTACTTACAATGGTGCAGCACCAACAATAGAATTAACGGACAAAATTGAAGTTAAATTACCTTTAGCCAATAATACTTATTCAACCATATTTACAGGTTGGGTTACTGATATTGTCACAGCAGTAGAGGCTTATGG